AGATGCTGCTAGAAGAAAATCTTTTTGTGCTAGATCAAGAAGTTGGACTGGTGAGAGGGGTAAAGCAGCTAGAAAACGTTGGAGATGTTAATATGTCAAAGTTTAAATTAAAAGCACCTTACGGTATAGATCCCGTCGCGAGATATGAAGTTCCGTTTACACCTGATAATGTTGGCGATGATAATGGTTTAGTTGCTAAAGCTAATGATAATGGCACTATGATCGTCAATAAAAATATTCCTTTAAATTCTAAACTTAGAAAAGAAGCGGAGTCTCATGAAGATCACCATTTAAAAGATATGATGGATGGTAAGTTAGCTTATGATGATGATGCTGTTTACCACAATTTAGATGGCAAAGGTGTTAAGAGAGTTGACAGAAAAAACTTTAATGAAAGTGATAAGTCTTTACCTTGGGAAAAAAATGCTTATAAAGCTGGTGACAATTTAGAAGAAAAAGACATGAGGCCTAATCCTAATAAACTAAGTGGACCACCTAATATGAAAGATGATACACCACTTGCTTTTCAAAAAATTGGTTCTAGACATAAATTTGGTAGAAAAGGTGATAAAAGTAAAGTTTCAATGAATGAAAACTTTGGACCAGCTATGATTAAAAAGTTTACACCTATTGCTTTAAGTGGAGGAGATCCAACACCTTCTGGAACACCTTACGCAGGAGATACGGTTTATTTTTCTCCTGAAACAGGACAATTAGTTCATAGGCGTGATAGTGATGGGCAAGGTACTATAAATATTAAAAGAGATGATAAAGGCAGAATAAATTGGCAAGGATTTACTAAAGGCGCAAGTGGAAGCGTTGACTCTATACAAAACTCCTCAAGTTTTAAAAACAGACCTTCTGGCATGAGCGCTGAGCAATATAACACAAAATTTAGAAATCAGCTTAACAGAGTTGAAAAAGAGTATAAAGATAAAATGGCAAGCTATAATTACTATGATGATCTTTTTACTAAAGGTGGTGATTTACCAGAGATTAAATACAATAGTGGTAGTATAACATTAAAACCAGGTCAAGACTTTAAAGCTTTAGTAAAAAAATATGGATCAACTTCGGCAGCTATGGATAATATGAAGTTTGTTTATGATAAGCCTGCTACTAAACCTGGTAGCACACCAGTTGGCTCTGGTACCGTCACGCTTGCACAATTACTTAAAGAACAACAAGAAGCAGCTGCAAAAGCAGGTATGTCTAAATCTAGTGGAGCATATAGTGATCTTAGAAGAGCTATTACTGGAGAAAACACTAAACAAAAGAAGCGTAATTATGAACTAACTTCAGAAGAGTTATCTAAAGCTCAAGAGGCATTTCCAGATATATTTACAGGAACTAATACTCAAAAGTTAAGAAAGAATGAAGCAATAGCTAAATTAAACGCTGAATATAGAGACGAAGATGGAAGAATTAAAGGTGCTCACACTAATGAAATTAATAGAAAAGAAGCAGAGCTTCAAAAGAAAATAGCAGAATTAAATAATAAAAAATTCGATATTTAAATGGAAAAGAAAACATTTAAAGAAACTAAAGTAGGTGCTTTTCTAGCCAGCAAAGCGCCTAAGGTGTTAAATGCAATAGGAGACATATTGCCTAATCAAGGAACTCTTGGTGTGGTAAAAAATCTTATAACAAGTGATAATAAGATTAGCGCTGCTGATAAGGAGCAGGCTATGAAGCTAATAGAGCAAGATATACAAGAGTTGAAAGAAGTTTCAAACAGGTGGAGAGCTGATATGAAGTCAGATTCTTGGTTAAGTAAAAACACTAGGCCATTAGCTTTAATATTTTTAACTACGTCAGCTATATTTATGATGGCTGTAGATTCTTTTCATTTACAATTTGATGTAGACGAATCTTGGATAAACTTATTAAAAACATTGCTGGTAACAGTTTATGTAGCATACTTCGGAAGTCGTGGTGCTGAAAAAATAACAAAAATAAATAAATAAACATGAGAGGTTTAGAAGGAAATATGATGGCTCAACCAAGAGTGTTTGGCCACGATGCTGTAGCTTTAACAGCTGGAACAGGAGCAATAGCAAACACAGGAGAAAGAGGCGTTGTAATATATAACGGTAAATCCACAGCTCAAGATATTACTATTACAACAGAAGCTGGTAATGACGTTATATTTAAAAACGTGCAACCAGGAACAGTTGTAGGTGATAAAACACCTATGTTAGCTACTAAATTAAAAGTTGGTACAGATTGCGTAGCTATATATTAAAAAAAACCAACAACAATTAAATTAAATTAAATAAAATGGCAAATATAAAAAACAGGATGCGTGGTAAAATTACCAAAGCAGAACTAGATAAAATTCAACTAGAACAAAATAAAGTAAACTCTATACTAATGGAGTTAGGTTATCTTGAGTCAAAAAAACACTCACACCTACATCAACTAGCAGATGCTAATGTTGTTATAGACGGTACTAAAAAAGATTTACAAGATAAATACGGACACATAGATATTAACCTCACTACTGGTGAGTGGAAAAGAAACGAAGATGTCAGTGATAAGAAAGATTAGTATAGGTTCTGATTATAAAAATGATGCAATGCATTATTCTTTAGATCAAGAAGTTTATGGTGGTCATACAATATCTAATATTTTGTTTGACGATAAAGATAACTCATATAATATTTTTATAACTAAATCTAACGAAGTACTTCCTTGGAAAAAGTTTAATAATAATATGGCTATATCTGTTGAATACGATCTTAAATATTAATGAAAAGCTTGTATAGCTTTATTGTCAAACCTCTTAAATCAAGATATGACAATATAAGAAAAGTAGGTGATAAAACACTTATTATTAATACCACTATAGAAAACCACCTATTTGTGAGCAAAGAAGCAGTTGTTGTGTCTATACCAGCTGCTTATAGCTCACCTATTAAAGTTGGAGATAAGTTATATGTACATCATAACTTGTTTAGAAGATGGTACGATCAAAAAGGTAAAGAACGTAATAGTGCAACTTATTTTAAAGACAACTTATATTTTTGTGCACCTAATCAGATATACATGTATAATGGTAAAGCTTTTAATGACTATTGCTTTATTTCACCAGTGCATGATACAGATCGTTTTAACACGCTAAAAGAAAAACCTAACGTTGGTATAGTTAGATATAGCAATAGTTCCTTAGAAGACGTAGGAATAACACCTGGAACACTTGTAACGTTTACGCCTAATTCAGAGTTTGAGTTTGTTATAGGTGATGAACGACTTTATTGTATGAAATCAAATAATATAGCTTTAACTCATGAAAACAAAGGAGACGAGAAAAAATATAATCCAAGCTGGACGAAAAGCAGTTGATGAGTTAGTTAAAGTTGCTAAAGAGCCTATAGTAGATACAGGTGAAGATATAAGCGCTGATAGATTAAAGAACGCTGCGGCAACTAAAAAACTTTGTATTATGGATGCTTTTGAAATACTACAGCGTATTGAAGAAGAAGAAGCTATATTAAATGGCGAAGATAAAACAAAAGAAGTAAAGTCATTTAAAGGTTTTGCAGAAGGGAGAAGCAAATGATTTATGAACAAACTCTTTGTAAAGAAATAAAAGACGTTATTAATCCCAAGATATTAGCTAAAAATAATAGATTTAAAAAGTGGGAATATGGTTATAACGTAGAGTATGATTTTGTAGTAATAAGTAAAACAGGTAAAATTGGAACAATCATTGAAATACAAGGTCTCCGCATTGCTCTACCAGCAGCAAGTGAACCGTTTAAACGAAGCAAAAAACAAGAGGAACAACGGTGGGAAAGATTTGAATACCCAAAAGAGCTACAACGAATTAAAACAAGATTTGACTGGGAAGAATACTCGTTAGATTTTAAAGAAAAATGGTACGATTATATTGATAATGAATTTACTAGACGAGAGCAAGGATTTTGGTTTTGTAACAATGGTGTTGATACTTACATTACTGGCACTCATTACATGTACTTGCAGTGGTCAAAAATTGACATTGGAGCACCAGAATACAGAGAGTCAAATAGATTATTCTTTATATTTTGGGAAGCCTGTAAAGCGGACCATAGGTGTTACGGAATTTGTTATCTTAAAAACAGACGATCTGGATTTAGCTTTATGGCAAGCTCAGAACTTGTTAATCAAGCCACAATATCCTCAGACTGTAGATTTGGTATACTCTCTAAATCAGGTGCTGATGCTAAAAAAATGTTTACGGATAAGGTTGTACCAATATCTGTTAACTATCCATTTTTCTTCAAACCAATTCAAGACGGTATGGACCGGCCAAAGACTGAGTTGGCATATAGGGTTCCAGCATCCAAGCTTACTAGAAGAAAGATAGAAAGCAATGAACAGCTTAAAGAACTAGACGGACTTGATACAACTATTGACTGGAAAAATACAGGTGACAACTCTTATGATGGTGAAAAGCTAAAAATACTAGCTCATGATGAAAGTGGTAAATGGGAAAGACCTGATAATATATTAAACAACTGGAGAGTTACAAAAACTACATTAAGACTTGGTTCTAGAATCGTAGGTAAATGTATGATGGGCTCGACTTCAAATGCTTTAGACAAAGGTGGAGACAACTTTAAAAAACTATACTACAATTCAGACGTTACAAAAAGAAATAAAAACGGACAAACAACTTCTGGGCTCTATAGCTTGTTCATACCTATGGAGTGGAACTACGAAGGATTCATGGATTCTTTCGGACTACCTATCTTTACAAACCCAAAAGATCCAGTCAAAACAATTGATGGTGGATATATTACAACAGGAGTTATACAACACTGGAACAACGAAGTTGATGGATTAAAAGCAGATCAGGACGCTTTAAATGAGTACTACAGGCAATTTCCAAGAACTGAAGCTCATGCTTTTAGAGATGAAACTAAAGATAGTTTATTTAATTTAACTAAAATATATCAACAAATAGATATTAATGAAGAGTTAAACAATATATCTTCTGTAGCACAGGGAAGTTTTCAATGGTTAAATGGAGTTAAAGATTCTCAGGTAGAATTCTATCCAAACAAAAACGGTAGGTTTCTTGTTTCTTGGGTTCCACCATTAAAACTACAAAATAATATAATAATAAAAAATGGAACTAAATATCCAGGTAACGAACATATTGGAGCTTTTGGCTGTGACTCTTACGATATTAGCGGTACTGTTGATGGCCGCGGCAGTAAAGGAGCACTTCATGGATTAACTAAGTTTTCTATGGATGATGCGCCATCTAATCATTTTTTCTTAGAATATATAGCTAGACCTCAGACAGCTGAAATATTCTTTGAAGATGTATTAATGGCTTTAGCATTTTATAGTATGCCAATACTTGCTGAAAATAACAAACCAAGATTATTGTATTACTTAAAGCGTAGAGGTTATAGAGGTTTTAGTATGAATAGGCCTGATAAAATTTATAATAAATTATCTGTAGCTGAAAGAGAAATAGGTGGCATACCTAACTCAAGCGAAGACATTAAGCAAGCACATGCTGCTGCGATTGAATACTACATTGAAAATCATGTTGGCCAACTTGAAACAAAAGTAGGAGATATGTATTTTCAAAAAACTTTAGATGACTGGAGTAGGTTTAATATTAATAATAGAACTAAATATGATGCTTCTATTAGTTCAGGATTAGCCATAATGGCTTGTAATAAAAACAAGTATAGACCAGTTCCTACTAGAGTTAAACAAGATATTAACTTAGGAATACGTAGATATAATAATAAAGGATCCTTTTCACAAATAATATAATAAATGACGAAAATTACAAACACTTATAGTTCTTTTCCAGATCAGGTAGTACCTGATGAAGCTAAGCAAAGCATGGACTATGGCCGCCAAGTTGGAATGGCTATTGAAGGTGATTGGTTTAGTGGAACTAGATCTGGAGTTGAAAACAGGTTTAATAGCAATTACAATAACTTTAGATTACGTAGATTATACGCTAGAGCAGAACAACCAGTTCAAAAATACAAAGATGAACTAGCTATTAACGGTGATTTAAGTTACTTAAACTTAGACTGGAAGCCAGTTCCAATTATACCTAAGTTTGTAGATATAGTGGTTAACGGTATGGATGACAAGCTTTATGATATTAAAGCTTTTGCACAAGATCCAGAGTCAAGACGTATGAGGTCTAAATACGCAGAAGACATATTGAGAGATATGCAATCAAAAGAATTTTTAGCAGAAATACAAAGTGTATTAAGCATGGACTTATTTAATACTAATAAGCCAGAAGAATTACCAGAGACTAAAGAAGAACTTGATCTTCATATGCAATTAAGTTACAAGCAAGCAAGTGAAATAGCTTGTGAAGAAGCTATTAACAACACTTTAGAGTTTAATAGATATAACTTAAAGAAAAAACGTGTAATAGAAGATCTAGTAGTATTAGGTATTGGAGCTGTAAAAACTAACTGGAATAAAGCTGAAGGTGTTAAAATTGATTATGTAGATCCTGCTAAACTAGTATACTCCTACAGTGAAGACCCAAACTTTGAAGATCTTTGGTATGTAGGTGAAGTAAAAGCGTTGTCGCTAGCAGACTGCAAAAAACAGTTTCCTAACTTAACAGGTGATGAACTTCAAAAGCTTCAAGACTATCAAGGTAATGGAAACTTTTTATATAACCGTAACGGTAAAAGAGATGGTAATTATATTTATATACTTTACTTTGAATACAAAACTTTTAGTGAGCAAGTTTTTAAAATTAAAAAAACCGCTACAGGTTTAGAAAAAGCTTTAGAAAAGCCAGATACTTTTGCACCAGATGAAAACGATAATTTTGATAGAGTCAGCAGGTCTATTGAAGTACTTTATAGCGGAGCTAAAGTTTTAGGTTATGATATGATGCTAAAGTGGGAAATGGCTGAAAACATGACAAGGCCAAAATCTAATTTAGTTAAAGTAAATATGAATTATAATATTTGCTGTCCTAAGATGTATGGCGGTAGAATAGAAAGCTTAGTTAGTCGTATGACTGGATTTGCAGATATGATACAGTTAACTCATTTAAAAATACAACAAGTAATATCTAAAGTAATTCCTGATGGTGTATACTTAGATGTTGATGGTTTAGCTGAAGTTGACCTAGGAAATGGCACTACTTACAACGCTAAAGAAGCTTTAAACATGTATTTTCAAACTGGTAGTATACTAGGTAGATCAATGACTACCGAAGGTGATCCTAATCCAGGTAGAATACCAATACAAGAACTTGTTAAAAGCGACGGTGGTGGAAAAATACAGTCTTTAATATCTACTTATCAGTACTATTTACAAATGATAAGAGATGTAACTGGACTTAACGAAGCTAGAGATGGTAGTATGCCAAACTCAGACTCGTTGGTAGGTTTACAAAAACTTGCAGCTGCAAACTCTAATACTGCCACAAAACATATATTAAATGCTTACTTGTATTTAACAGTTAGAACTTGTGAGAACATAGTATTAAGAACGTCTGACAGTATTGAGTTTGAATTAACAAAAGAAGCTTTAAAAAATAGCATATCAACATGGAACGTTGGACAATTAGAAGATTTATCAACTATACATTTATATGATTTTGGTATTTACTTTGATCTAGTTCCAGATGAAAAAGAAAAAGAGCAATTAGAACAAAATATACAAGCAGCTCTTCAGTCAGGCAGTATAAATCTTGAAGACGCAATAGACATTAGGCAAGT